ATCACCTGATGCTTTTGCTTCTTCCCATGCCAGTTGTGTTAATCTTTTTGCTTTGGCTTTTCTGGCTTTTGCTATTGTTGTAGGGTTAATTTTTTTAAGGTTAGGTACTATGATATCATACTGTGAATCCTCTGGAGCCACGTATGAACAATATGTATTTTTGCTGGCGTGTATTTGTGCCAACAGATCTCGGTTGTTTAGGTATTTCACTCTCTTCATAATTATCTCTTTTATTTTGCTAAAATGACCACAAACAGGTCTGTTGAATTGTGCCGTACGGTTAATTAAATACGCCTATAATTGTGCCTATAAATATGTTTAAAGTATACGAAATTTAACAAAGGAAAGCAACCAAAAAAAATGGCATTCGGTAACCAAAATACAAGACCAAACGTTGGAATAGGAGACGTGGTTAAAAATGTTGGAACAGGCATTTATAATCGTACGATAGGACGTTTGTTTAGTTCTGGTATTAGAAGAGATTCTAGAATAGTTAATGCACGGGCAAAATGGAGTGGTAGAGATTCTAAAAAAGATTGGCGTGTGAAATTAAAAGTACCAACAGGTTCACCATTAGAAGCATTTTTCTTTGAAAACAATCAATTACTGCAACCATTAAGAGAAGAAATGGGAATTTTTTGGCCGTTGACACCATCAATTGTTATACAGTATTCAGCAAACTATAATGCAATGGAGCAAACACACAGTAACTATCCTCACTATCAATATGGAAATTCACAAGTTGATCAAATGAATATATTTGGAGAATTTCCTGTACAGAATCAGGATGACGCAAAACATTGGGTTGCAACAGTAAATTTTTTAAGAACAGCCTCAAAAATGTTTTTTGGTGAAGATGAAGGGTATGGTTTAAAAGGAAACCCACCGCCAATATTTCATTTGTATGGATACGGTGACCATATGTTCAATAAAGTTCCAGTAATTATTAACACTTTTAACGTTGAACTAAGATCAGGAATAGATTATATTTCAACACAACAATCTGATGTTTATAGATCAGACTCTAACATTGATTATCAACAACAAGACTCAACATGGGCACCAACATTATCAACCATATCAGTTCTTGTATCACCTATCTACTCTAGAGAGTCAGTTAAAAACTTTAGTATGTCTAAATTTGTACGTGGTGAATTAAACGGAAAAGGTGCAAACGAAATAGGATTTATTTAATGGCAGGCTATTCTCGAACATCACCCTATTTTGAAACACCAATGTCTGCAGACAATCTGGAGATATTAACTCCAAGAACAATTACTGTTGAAGATGATGATCAATCATACACAATTGAAAGAACTTACGCATACAGACCAGACCTTTTAGCATATGACTTGTATGGTACTCCAAGATTATGGTGGGTTTTTGCTCAACGTAATCCAGATAAAATAGAAGATCCAATTTACGATTTCAAAATAGGAGTAACCATTCAGTTACCAAAGAAAGAATTATTGCTTAAAGATTTAGGAGTATAATCATGGCAGGTGCCATAAAAACAAAAAAAAGATCTTCTAAAGAAAATTCCGCTATTGACAATACTGGTAGCAGTTCTACTGGTAGCACTAATTCTCATCACATATTTGGAGGCAATAAAAATATTAATAAAGGAACTTCAAATCACACAAAGTTCCATGGAAAAAACCATTACTTTAGTTCAATGAAAACCTCTACTACTAGCGGTTTTTTAAAATCAGGAATAGGTGAATCTGAAGAAAAACGAACAACTCAATATGTAACAAATATTTCTGAACCTAATATATTGCATCAGTATGCAAGTTACAATCCACTTTTTACTCTTTCTGCTTTATCACAAGCAGACTTACTAGACACAACAACCTTGTTAAATTCTAAACCTCATGATATTATTATACAAAGTAGCGGTATAGGATCACAAGCAAACCAAAGAGGGTATGGTCCATTAGATGCTCGTCAAGGTCGAGGCGGAGAAACATTATCAGGAGATAATAAAAAGTTTGTGGACAAAAACGAAGGATTGTCTAAAACACTTAATAAAGCCAGAAAAGAATTTCAAAAAAATAGAGATTTGTATTTTAGAAATGTAACAATGAACAGTGTTAATGGTCATAACAGTAAAAGACGATTAACAAATATTACAGATATTAATATGGAAATAATGGAACCGTTTGGCATTTCTTTAATAGATAGAATCAGAGCGGCCGCGGCTAATAATGATTATTTAGATCACTTAGATGCTCCTTATTTGCTTACAGTAGAATTTACAGGGTGGGATGAATTAGGCAAAGTAGTGCAACCGCAATATTCTACAAAACGTGTTATTCCAGTTAAATTAACCGATATGAAAATAGACATTAGTCAAGGAGGTTCTGTTTATTCAGTAAGAGCAATTCCTTGGTCTGAATTTGCATACGTAAACAGATTTGCTTACCCAAGAACTGCTGGAACATTATCAACAAAAGACAAAAAATTGAATACATTGGTAGTAGAGTTACAGAATATTTTAAACAAACAAGGCGAAGATAATGAAAAAGACGGAACAATTTCAATTCCAGACGAGTATCAGATAAGCATAGATAACTTTTTTGAACCAGACACAACAGAAATTGAATTAGATTCTTATGTTAAAAGAGAAATGCATCCAACACAAGGTGTTATAGAAACCGAAACAGGCGATCCTTTAGAATTTTTAAAATTTTCAAAAAATGATCACGTCACAGCAATACTAGATCAGATCATGAAAGGACACCCAAAACAAAGACATAACGACTACGAGAACTGGAAACAAAAAGTAACAACAGTATTGGCATCAAGATCAACTAATCAAGCAGTATATGATGCCGCAAAAGAACAAGGATGGTATTATAAAAAATATCAAATTAGAAGCACAGTTATACCTACAACCAAATTTGATCCAAAAAGGGCAACCAATGCCAAAATAATAAAGTTTGTTGTTGAACCGTTGATGATTCATGCTTATAGCCTTGCTGTACCTGGTGTTAGTACTGGCGATAACTTTAAAAGTTTTGTACACAAAACTTACAATTATATTTTTACAGGCGAAAACGTTGATGTTTTAGATCTTAATATACATTATAAAGTTGCATATTTTCAAAGCAGATTATCAGAAGGTGGTGATTCAAAACGAAACAAAGATCAAGTGCAATTAATTGATGTTAAAACTGCCGGTATTACTGAGTCTCAGGACCACGGTTTAGATCAATCTCTTCTTTTAAAGTCAGAGCCTGGTGAAGGAAAATCAGCAGACAATTTATCAAATGATAAAACTACAGAATTAGATAATTTTTTAGATTATTTGGCAAACCCAGAAGCAGATATGGTCACCATAAATTTAGAAATTTTAGGTGATCCAGCATGGCTAGGACAATCACAATTTATACCTGCAAATCCAGAAATGTTTGCTCCTGGAGTCAGTGAGGACAAAGATATTTCATATTGGAGAGCAGGACTTAATGCTGTATGGAACAACGAATTAAAATGTTACAATCCAGAACTTGCAGATCCAATAGTATTAATAAATTTTAGAATGCCTACAGACCTTGATGATAAAACAGGAATATACGAACTCCAGTCTGATCAGTCAGCAACTTTTTCTGGACTATATAGAGTATACCAAATAGAACATAGTTTTGATAACGGAATGTACAAAAATATTTTAAAATTAGTTAGATTTAATAACCAAGGTGTTAAAATATCAACACCAATGAGAGAATACAGATATCTTAACAAAAAAGATGGCACAACACATATAGTACATCATAGTGAAATTCCTGAAAACTTTCTTGCAATGGGTGGACAAATTTTTAGTGTACAAGATAAACTAAATTCTCTTTTTGCTAAAGTAAAAAGTTCTTCATTATATAAAACAGTTGCTAGAACATCAAAAAGAATAAAGGATTTCTTCAATGTCTAAGTTACATGATCATCTTAAAGGTGATGCATCAACATCAGTACCACCGGGTGCGGATCAATCATGGTCTAAAGGAAACCCAGGACCATACATAGGCATAGTAAAAGGTAACATTGATCCTGCTAGAATGGGACGGTTAAAAGTTTCAATTCCTGAAATTAGTAAAACACAATCACCAAACTTTAATCAATTATACACAGTTGATTATCTTTCTCCTTTTTATGGAGCCAAAGCATCTATATACAATAAACCACATAGTAGAACCCACGAAGGGTCGCAACACTCGTATGGTTTTTGGGCAATACCACCAGATTTAGAATCAAGAGTTTTAGTTATTTTTGCTGAAGGAAAATTATCACAAGGATATTGGATAGGATGTATACAAGATCCTTACACAAATCATATGGTGCCTGGTATTGCATCAAGCGAAAAAACAATTGATAAAACCACAGGATTAGATGTTAACAATCCAAACGAAATGAAAAATGCCAGTGTTGACAAAATGTCAACTTATGGAACAACCAATGTTCCTGCAGGCGAAGTTAATAGAGCATCGCCGGGGTATGACAATATTAACCATGATAACTTTCCAAAACCTATACACCCTTTTGCTGAAACTTTAAAAGCACAAGGATTGATTGGTGACACTGTAAGAGGCACAACATCTTCTTCAGCAAGAAGAGAAACACCAAGTCAGGTTTTTGGTATCAGTACTCCTGGTAGAAAAAATACAGGTACTACTAAAGAGAAAGTCGGTGCAAAAGACACCAATCAAACTGACCACGTAGTTAGAGATACTGGACATACTTTTGTTATGGACGATGGAGATGTTAACGGTAACAACCAATTAACAAGATTAAGAACAGCATCAGGACACCAAATATTAATGCATGATACATCGGGTGTTGTGTATATTGCAAATGGTTCAGGAAACAGTTGGTTTGAAATGAGTAGTGATGGAAAAATTTATGTATATGCTCAAGACGGATTTAATTTTAGGTCAGATGGAAATTTTGATTTACACTCAGGTGGAGATATTAACTTCCATGCCAAGCATAGTATAAAATTTACAGCAGAAGTTGACATGGTTAATAATGCTGGATATTTAATGAACATTGGACAAACAGGTATTGCTAATTCTTCTCAAGGAGGTGCAATAACATCATACGCCAGTGGTAGCATTTCGTCCTACGCAGGTGGTGGACAGATGCACGGTGCCGGCGGTAGAATAGATTTAGCGGCGAGTGGACAGATACATTTCAATTCAGTCCCTGCCAGTTCTAGTTGGGGACCAACATGGTTAACACCAGAAGCGTCAGGAATAATAACAGACGAATCAGAAAATGATGTAAACCTCACAGTTGGCGTGGGCGGAGTACTAGAAGCAAACACAAAAAAAACAAAAACAACTGTGCCAAATCTTGTAACACATGAACCATTTGCAAGAGCACCGTCTGGTATATATGAAACAGTATCACAATGGAACGATCCTGTAAAATGGAAAGAATTATCACAAACGCCAGGTACGTTAGAATTTATGGCACAACAAAATAGAGAAAGTGATGTGGATTACATTAAACAACTACAATTTTTTACAGATCAAAAAAAATATCTTACAGACAAGGGTTTGTTAGAATCAAAAGGTATAGATATAACCAATCCTAATGAAATGAAAAGTTTAACGAAATTTAATGCTGTTAAATTAAAAGAATTTTCAGATACATTTACTAAAAGTTACAATAACATTTACAAAGTAAACAGTGTTGTTGAAAATTTAAAATCAGGAGATATCAAACAAATTTTAACGACTAAAGTTGTAGCAGGCAAGATTACAAGTGTTGCATCAAATCTTGCAGGTACAATATTAGGTAGATCATCTGCTAATAACCTACCACCATCATTACGAGGTACAGCGGTAGGAAGAATTACGCAGGTAGCAACTGCATTCAGACAGAGTGCGGCCGGTGTTTTCAAAAGTATTTCAAGTGCAATAGGCAAGTTTAAATTTTGGTAAAATTAAGGATATAAATATTTAAAATGGCATACGGATCAGGTTCAGGAACAGGTACAACAGCAGGTAACTCAACAGTTACATTCAAAGGATTTTCATCACGAGCAGATAATCAAAACTTTAAGGTTTATGATTTTGAGTGTGCCAAACAGGATCTCATAAACCGTTTGTCGGTACGTAAGGGCGAAAGGGTGGAGAATCCTGAATTTGGTACAATAATATATGATTTGTTGTTTGAACCGTTTACAGAAGCATTAAAAGATGCCATAACGGAAGATATTACAGCAAATTTAAATGCTGATCCACGTATTGGAACAGAGGAAATCACAGTAGTAGAAGCAGATCACGGTATAGCCATACAGGCAACATTGAAATATATACCGTTAGATATTACAGAGAAATTGGCGTTTAAGTTTGATGAAAATTCTCTAATACGCCTATCTTAATATACGCACTTAATTTAGCACATAAATATCCATACAAACGATATGGCTACCACAGAACGACAGAATAGATTATTAGTTGCAGAGGATTGGAGAAAGATCTATCAGGCTTTCCAACAAGCAGATTTTAAATCTTACGACTTTGAAACGTTACGTAGAACAATGGTGGCGTACATCAGAGAAAATTACCCAGATGATTTCAATGATTTTGTAGAAAGTTCAGAGTATATTGCACTTATTGATTTAATTGCTTATATTTCACAAGCACTTTCGTTCAGAATAGATTTGAATGCTAGAGAAAACTTTTTAGAAACAGCAGAAAGAAGAAATTCAGTTTTAAGATTAGCACGTCTAATAAATTATAACGCAAGTAGAAATAAACCAGCAACAGGTCTTTTAAAAATTAATTCTGTATCAACAACGCAAGACGTGTATGATTCAACAGGAACTAACATAGCAAACTCAACAGTTATTTGGAATGATTCAGTTAATTCAAGTTACAGGGAACAATTTATTGCGATACTAAATGCCGCAAACCAATCAGGACAATTATTTGGTAACCCAAGAGAGTCAGGATCTATAGGAGGCATTCCAACAGAAATTTATACATTAAGTTCTAATCAATTAGATCTTCCAATATATAATTTTACAAAAAGTGTTGGTGGTATTAGTAGACGTTTTGAAATTATACCTTCGAGTATAACTGATTCTGAAAGCATATATGAATCAAAACCAATTAATGGAACAGGATTAACTTATTGTTATAGATCAGACGGATCTGGAGATTCATCTAACAATACAGGATTTTTCTTTTTATTCAAACAAGGTGCAATGGAAAATGTAGACTTTACTGTTGATTCATCAATTACAAATTATGTTAAAAGTTTTAGTACTGCAAATGTTAATGATACTGATATTTGGTTGTATAAACTAGATCAATTTGGTCAACCATTTGAAGAATGGAAAAAGGTTCCTTCATTAGCAGGAAACAATGCCATTTATAATTCTTTAGCAAAATCAGAAAGAAATATCTACAATGTAATTACGAAAGTTGATGATGCAATTGATTTAGTTTTTGGTGACGGTAACTTTGCTAATATGCCATTAGGAACGTTTAGATTGTATTATAGAGTAAGTGACAATGCCAAATATTCTATTCAACCAGCAGATATGAGAAATGTACAACTTTCAGTTCCATATACAGATGCTAATGGTAGTCAACAAACTCTTACAATGAGTTTATCATTAAAATCATCAATTTACAATTCTGCGGCAACTGAATCTAATGATTCAATAAGAGAAAAAGCACCACAAGTTTACTATTCACAAAATAGAATGGTTACTGCTGAAGATTATCAAGTGGTACCTTTAGGTGCTTCACAAGAAATTATAAAAGTAAGATCAGTAAACAGAGCGGCTTCTGGGATATCTAGAGCAAAAGAAATTTTAGATCCTACAGGAGCATATTCAAATGTTAATATATTTGCTGAAGACGGAATACTATACAGAGAAGAAAAAACAAACACATTTAGTTTTACATTTACAAATAGAAACATAATTGAATCTACTCTTAATAGTTCTGTAGAAGCAAGATTAAAAAAAGCATATGCAAGACAATTTTATTATCTAAAATATAGTACAAAGGATGTAAGTTCTTTGTCAGCAACTTGGAATTCTTCAACAACAACTACAAACACCAACACTGGTTTCTTTACATCAGGCGGTGCACTTGTAATTGGAGATTTTGCAACATCTAACCTTAAGTATGCAAAACCAGGTGCTTTAATTAAATTTACTTCACCAGACACTAGAGAATTTTTAAATGATAGTTTAGTAACAGCAGGTACAGACGACGCAGAAGACAGAGCATGGTCAAAAATTGGAGCAGTTACTGGTGATGGTGCTAATGGTGGTACAGGAAATTTAGAATCTGGTTTAGGACCAGTAACATTGTCTAATATTATTCCAGATGGTGCATCTGTATCAGCAATAATACCTAACCTAACAACAACATTTTCATCTACTTTAAAAACAGATTTAATTGATAGAGTTGAAGCATATGAAGAATTTGGAATAAGATATGATGTAGATTCTGAGGAATGGAAAGTTATTACAGCAACAAATTTAAGTACAAGTTCGGTTTTTAGTTTAAGTAACACAGGATCATCAGCAGGTACAAACTTAGATGCAAGTTGGTGGTTTAAATTTACCAATGATGGTAGTACATACACAGTAACTTATAGATCATTAGATTATATTTTTGAATCAGAAGGACAAAATAAATTTCATTATGATTCACAAGAAAAAATTTATGATTATAAAACAGGTCAAAGTGTTAAAGACACAGTAAAAGTTTTAAAAACAAATTCTATTGTTTCTACAGGAAACTCAATTGGTTATCCAATTAATTGGCAAATTGTAGACACAGTAACAGAAGCAGACGGATATCAAGACAATAGAAAAGTAAAAATTGGGTTCTTTGATAGTGATGACGACGGAGTTGTTGATAATCCTGATATTTTTGACATTGTAATAGAGCCAGATACAACTCCTACTACAAAATTTGTTTTCTTTGAAAAATATATTTCATACAATAACATAGCAAGATACAAACCATATGCGGCAACAAACTTTGTAGTGTCGTTAAACGAAACAGACATTAATTTAACTACAGGTGGATATTCAGATGGACAGTTATTTTATTTTTACGACGAAGATGAAGATGTTGTTAAAAAATACAGTTCATCTACTGGTGTTTTAACAACAACAACTGACTATTATGCAAGAAGAGGAAGAAGTTCACTTTCATTCCAATATAAACATCATGCAGGACAAGAAACTAGAATTGATCCTGCAGTTTCAAATATTGTTGATCTTTATCTATTAGAAAGATCTTATGATAACCTATATAGAATTTGGTTAAAAGATGGTGGTACCGAACCAACACCAGCAACATCAGACCAATTAAGAATAAGTTATTCTGGTACACTTAATCCATTAAAATCGTTAAGTGATCATGTGGTATATCATCCAGTAAAATATAAAATTTTGTTTGGAACGAATGCCGACGAAGAATTACAATGTACATTTAAAGTTGTTAAAAATCCAAATACTAATATCACAGATGCAATTATTAAAACAAGAGTAATTGCCGCAGTAAATGAATTTTTTGCATTAGATAATTGGGATTTTGGAGATAGTTTTTATTTTACAGAATTAGCCGCTTATATACACCAACAACTAGCACCAGATTTATTAACAGTTGTTATTGTACCAAACCAATCAGGACAAAGTTTTGGGTCTTTGTTTCAATTAGCATCAGCGGCAGACGAAATTTTCATTAGTGGGGCCACCGTTAGTGATGTATCAATTATAACTGCACTAGGTGCCAACCAATTAGAAGCATCAGGAACAGTTGTAACTTCAACATCAACTACTACAACGAACACAACAACAGGTTCAGCAGTGTCAGGCTCTACTACATCGGGTTCCGGTTCAGGTACCGGCAGTAGTGGGGCAGGATACTAATGGCAGACAACGCAATCAATCCACTAACAAATCAAGAAGTTGTTAAACAAGGTGACAACGAATTACGAAGAACTGTTCAACACTTACCTGCGTTTTATAGAACTGATGTAAACCAAAGATTTTTAGGTAGTACGTTAGATCCTTTAGTGCAAAAAGGCTCCTTAGAAAGGGTCGATGGATTTGTTGGTAGACAAGATGCTTACACAAGAAAATCTACAGATAGATATCTAAGTGCTACTAACAGAGACAGAATGGCTTATCAACTAGAGCCTGCAGTAACTTACACAACTCAAGACACAACTTCAGTAAATCCAGAAGACCAAGTAAAATTTTCTGGAACATATGATGACTACATTAATCAAATAAAATACTTTGGTGGAAAAGTTGATAACCACGATAGATTAAACAAAGAAAAAATTTACAGTTGGAATCCAGCAATTGACTACGATAAGTTAATCAATTACAGAGAATATTATTGGATGCCAACAGGTCCAAATGCAATTGAAATAGATTCAGTTGGAACAGGAGCAGTAGCAGAATACAAAGTTGAAGCACATCCACTTGATGGCAGTTCCGCAAGAGCATGGAATTTCCCTCACAGAGAAAATGAAAGAAATCCAATTGTAACTCTTTACAGAGGTAACACATACAAGTTTAATGTAAATGCAAAAGGGCATCCGTTTTGGATAATGACAGAACCTTTTATGGATGCAGTGGCCGCCGATGGCTCAACTTCTACAGTATATTCAACAGGTGTAACAAATAATGGAACAGACAACGGTACAGTAACTTTCACAGTACCAACTGGTGCTCCAGACACTTTATATTATCAGTGCGGAAATCATGATGCAATGAATGGTATATTACAAATTTTAACTGTTGATTCTACAAGAAAAATTAATCCTGAAAATGATATAATTGGAGTTAAAAATTATTCATTAAGAACATTAGATCTATCTAATGGTATGAAAGTTAAGTTTACTAGTAGTAAAGTAACAACAGCATATCAAAACAAAGAGTATTATGTAGAAGGAGTTGGAGACGCAATAACTTTAACTGATGTTGAAGATTTAATTACTCCAGGATCATATTCAACCGAAACAACTATTTTATATGATACTGTTGTATATGATTCAAGACCCTACGCAAAAGCATTTTTTAGACCAGATGATCAAGACTATATTACTATTAAAAGAAACTCAAGAGATCAAAATGCTTGGTCTAGATACAATAGATGGTTTCATAAATCAGTTATTGAAAAAACTGCAGACATCAACGGACATACTCCTGTATTAGACGAAACAGATAGAGCAAAAAGACCAATTATAGAATTTGATTCAGGACTAGAACTTTATAATCACGGAACTGTTGCAAAAAAATCTATCACAGTTTATGATACAGTAACAACAGATGCATTTAGTGATGTGGTTAACACACCAGGTTACATTGTTGACGGAATTACTTTGTCACAAGGAATGAGAATTATATTTGCCGCAGACACAGATTCGATAGTAAAAAATAAAATTTACACAGTAAATTTTGTTCATGCGTCAGATGATTCAACAATTAGTACAGCGGCTAACGATTCAACAGCAGTACTTCAATTTACAGAAGCGGACGACGGTGCACCTGCAGACGGTGAATCAGTATTTGTAGAATTTGGAACAAAGAACCAAGGAAAAACTTTTCACTATGTTGAAGCAGAAGAAACATGGAAAGAAGCACAACAAAAAACAAAAGTTAATGAGCAACCGTTGTTTGCGATGTATGACAACGATGAAGTTGCTTTTGATAATGCAACAACGTATCCAAACTCAACTTTTGAAGGAGCAAAAGTTTTTGAATTTGCAACATCAGACTCAGCAACAACAGACACAGTATTAGGAATTAAAGTAAAATATGATACAATTAATAACGTTGGAGATATTGTATTTGAATCAGATCATACTTCAGGATCATTTACATATAAATCCGACACAACAACTGTAACAAAAAAATTAGCAGAAGGACATTTACACTATACAACAGGTATTACAACACACAACAATAAAAGTGCTTGGATTGAAAGAACAAACGAAAGCAAACAAAGAGTTCTTAGAACTTTTATAGTTGATGACACAGAAAAACAATATTTTCAAATAGATTTTTATAAAGATTCTGTAGATTTAACAGATTTAGAAATTTCTGTATCAGTAAATGGTATAAGAAAAACTATTACAACAGACTATACGTTAGTTGATGGTAGTACAAACAAGTATGTAAAATTTGTAGAAGAATTATCAGTAGATGATCAAGTTAAAATTTCTGGATATAGTTCTGCAAGTAAAGTTTCTGACAAAGGAATTTACGAAACGCCAGATAATTTATCAATAAACAGCAAAAATAAACAACTAGGTACTTTTACATGGGGTCAAATATTACTTCATGTTAAAGATATATTTGAAAAAAATGAAGACGTTACAGGAGCCATACCTGGTACATCAAATTTAAGAGATAAACAACCTGATGCAAAATTAAATGGCGGAACAATAAAACAACATTTAGGATCGTTATTGCCAGCAGTATTTGGATTGATTGACCAAGAAGCAAATGTTGTATCAGCAATTGATTATTGTAATTTAGAATATGAAAAATGGTACAGTTCATTCTTAACGTATGCAGTTGGTACAGCATACGAAGGTGTAGCGGCAGACAGAGTAGATGAAATTATTGCGGCAATTAGTCAAGGTAAAAATAGTTCATTTGCATTTTACTATGACGACATGGTAGGCTATGGTGAAAATGTGTCTACAAGAACTTACACAGTGCAAGGATCTTCACAAACAGAATACGCACTTGATTCGCAACACAGTATAACAACTACGAGTAGTAGAGCGGTGTATGTGTATCTAAATGATGTGCAGTTAATCTTAGGTACAGACTATACCTTTAGTACAACTGACGATACAGTTAATATCTCAGCCACACTTGCAGAGGGTGATACAATTAAGATTAAAGATTATTCAGACACTGCTGGAAGTTATATTCCAGCAACACCAACTAAACTTGGAATATATCCATCATACAAACCAGAGACATTTACTGATACAACTTATATTACAGATACTGATGTTATTAGAAGACACGACGGTTCAATCATTAAAGCATATGGTGATGAAAGAGACGATTTAATACTAGAACTTGAAAAAAGAATTTACAACAATATAAAAGTAACCTATGATCAAACATTATTAGATGTAAACGAAGTAGTACCGTCTGCATTTACATCAACCGAATATACATTAACCGAATGTGATGATATAATGGGATCTGATTTTTATGTTTGGGCAGGAAGAAACAATGTACAATACATTAACAATACAACATTTAGTGAAGGCTCTCCTTTCACTTACAACTATGCAAAAAGTACTGGCAGATTAAAAGATGAAAAAATGCCTGGACACTGGAGAGGCATATACAAATATTACTATGACACAGATAGTCCACACACTAGACCATGGGAGATATTAGGTCATTCTGAAAAACCTAGCACGTGGGACGCAACTTACGGGGCGGCACCTTATACATCAGGTAACACAGTATTATGGGACGCAGTAGAATCTCAAACTGGAAGATATGGAAAATTAGGAATTAAAAGTTATCTACCTGTTAACGAATCAGGTGAATTATTAGATCCTATTGCGGCAGGATTAATACATGAATTAGTTGTACCGGGTAGAAGAAATAGTTGGAAGTTTGGAGACCAAGGACCATCAGAAACTGCATGGAGAAGATCAAGTGCTTATCCATTTTCAGTTATAAAATTTTTAGCACTTACAAGACCTGCTAAATTTTTTACTGTATTTTTTGATCCATCTAGATTAAAAACTAACATAACAGGAAACGTTGTTAGTACAGAAACAGATATTAGAACACAATTATCAACAGCAAAATATCATTTAGAAACAGAAACTAATAATGCAACAGGAGTTACAACAAGATACACAACAACAGGTTATCAACCATGCGTTGTTAATTACTTGATTTCAAAAGGATTAGATACAAAGACATTTTATTACGATAAAATGAAAAATATAACAACTCAGTTGGCTTATAAGTTAGGTGGATTTACAGATAAAAACAATTTAAAAATTTTAACAGATTCAATTTCACCAGGATCATCTTCTGGATCCAAATTTATACCAGACGAAAACTATAAAATATTATTTAGAACATCTAATCCAGTAAATTCATTTTATTACTCTGGAGTACTAATTGAGAAGAATACTGATACAGATTTAGACGGATCAACATTATTAGGTGGATATAAAGTTTTAGGTTATTCAACTGTAAAACCGTATTTTAACTTTCAATATCCTATTAAATCAGTTTCAGGTACAAAAGTTAGTGTAGAGGGTGCTGAAGCATTACAATACCAAAATTATCAACAAACAGTTCAAACGATTCCATATGGTTATGTGTTTGATACAGTGCAAGATGTTGTAGACTTTTTATTTGGTTATGGACATTGGTTAGAAGGTCAAGGATTTAAATTTAACAGATGGTCAACTGAATTAAAAGAAACACTGAACTGGAGTAATTCAGTAAGAGAATTTTTATTTTGGACGACTCAAAATTGGTCAGCAGGATCGGCAGTAACAGTGTCTCCAGCGGCAGACGGTTTTGAATTAGAAACAAATAATTCAGTTGTAGGTAAATTAAGAAATCTTGCAGGCGACTATTCTATATTAGACGCTGGTGGAAGAAAAATAGATATAAACGATATTTCAACAAAACGTGTTGGTACAACTATTGAATTAGTAATAAAACCAGCAGATGTAGGATTGTATAATGTTGCATTGAACACAGTTCAAAAAGAACACGTATTAATATTTGATAATTCTACAGTGTTTTCAGATAAACTTTATGACCCAGATACAGGATTTAGACAACAAAGATTAAAATTAGTTGGTTGGAAAACTGGAGGGTGGAATGGAGATTATTATGCACCTGGTTTTATTTTTGATGCCGCACAGGTAACTTATTGGTTAAAAAATACAGATTATAAAATTGGAGATACGGTTGAATATCAAGGTAAGTTTTATGTTGCCAAAATAAATCATACTTCAACTACAGAATTTGTAACATCTAGTTGGATTTTAAAAGATGAAAAACCTGCTCCTCAACTGGTACCAAATTTTGATTATAAAATTTCTTCATTCCAAGATTTTTATAATTTAGAAACTAATAATTTTGATGAATCGCAACAAACACTCGCACAAAGATTAATTGGATACCAAAGCAGAGATTATTTAGAAAATTTATTTGTTAATGATATTTCACAATATAAATTTTATCAAGGGTATGTAAGAGAAAAAGGAACTGAGAATGCAATAACAAGAATATTAAAAGCAAAATATGAAGAGCAAGATATTGCATTAAGTTTATATCCAGAGTGGATGATTAGAACAAATAGAATAGGTAACACTGACGCCAAAGAAAGTATACAAATAACTCTAAAAGATAATGAAGTAGTTGCTAATCCACAAAGTATTGAATTGCTTGAAACAACAAACGATACTAAATCGTATGCTAGAAGTTTAGGTGTAGCAGAAACTAATCTTTATTTTAAACCAGTTGACTATTCATCAACAACAACATTTTCAAGATATGATTACACAAAAGCCGGTGTAGACAGAGACCAAGTACAAGTTTATAAAACAGCAGGATATCCACAGTTGAATCAAGTGCAACATACAGCATTCAATGAATCAGATTTACTTAATATTGACACTACTAAACTTAAACAAAACGAATTAGTTTGGGTAGCAAACAAAGGTAACAAAGATTGGGACGTGTTTAGAATTACAAATGCAGGTGTAAAAATTGCTGAACTTGAACATATTAACAGTAATACTGAATTAGAAATTACATTTACAAGTGCTCATAGTTTCTCAGCAGGCACGACAACAACAACAGCAGATTATATTTTAATTGCAAATTCTGAATCCACAGATTTAAACAAAGTTTTTGTAGTTAAATCAGTTCCAAGTTATGAAAAGGTTATCGTAGACTTTGATGGAGTAATTGCATCTTTACCAGTATTAGAAGACGGATCTACAGCAGAGTCTTATGGAAATGTTTACAAATTTACTTCAGTAAGATTAAGTTCAATGGATAATGCAAACGATCTTATATCTTTTGATGACTATAAAGATAAAAATGATTCAATTAACAAAGAAGGTGATAAAGTTTTTGCAGACGCCGACAGTGACGGATTATGGAGAGTATATGAAAAACAAGATCCATACACACAAATAAGAACATTATCTCCAGACAATACAACAGAAGACCAAGACTTTGGTTATCAAATTGTTGCAAGAAACGATGGAAGAACTGTGGTAGTTGCCGCACCAACAGATGGACAAGGTACAATAAACTTTTTATTCCGTTCAAGCACAACAGCAGGCACAACATTTGGCACACAATCAGCAATGACAACAACTGCTGGAGACGATAATACGGGTAAATTAGGTTATTCTTTATCAATGAGTTCAGATGAAAATTTTGTTGTAGCAGGTGCACCTTATGCCAATTCTTATGGCTCTGATGGAAGTACAAGATTTTCAGATGCTGGTTTAGTTAAAATATTTGTATGGGATCCAGACACATTCAAATACGGAACATTGAGTACAATATTACCTCCAGTAGATGCGGCATCACAAAATTTTGGTTGGGCACACAAAATTGTAGAACCAGGAGCAAATTCAGTTAGATCAACACCAACAAAATATATGTTTGTATCAGCACCAGGTTTTGTTCCATCAGATGCACCAGACACTGATACAGGTAGAGTTTATATGTATGAGTGGGGAGTTGGAGCAGATGGCTCAACATATGACAGATGGACACAGTGTTTAGAAATAGATTCTCCAGACGGAGACATTAACAAACGTTTTGGTCATAGATTACAAGTAAATGATAATGGTGATATACTTGCTGTATCTTCAGTTTCAACAGGCACAGCAGGTAAAGTAGAAATATTTGTAAGAGCATCAACATCAAATGATGATAGTGTACAACACGCATTTACTCATGTGCAAACATTAACTGGTGCAACAAGTGACGGTTCTACTCTGAATACAAAATTTGGTGATTCAATGACAATGAGTAAAGATGGCACAACATTGGTTATTGGTGCTCCGGGGTATGACGATAGTAGTCAAGCAGACGCAGGAGCAGTTTATTATTATAAATGGGACGCAAGTGCTGATTCAACATTAAGTTACACTTTACAGCAAACAATAACAGCACCAAAAACTCAAGTTAATATGAAGTTTGGTTCAACATTAGATATAAATGACGCAGGAACAAGACTTGTAATTGGTTCAGAAACATTTTCAAATCACAGAGAAATGCTGTTTGATTCAGGTGAAACAACATTTGATCTGCAAGACACAACAATATCAGATCTAAATCCTAATTCAGGTGGTGCTTTTACTGCCACAAAATATAACAATAAATTTGTTATTGATGATTTATTAGTGACAACAAGTGTATCAGCAGATGACAATTTTGGAAAAGGCGTTTGTGTAATTGATAATACAGTATTTGTTGGAGCACCAGACGACGAAGGTAACATAGCAAGTGATGGAAGTTCAATGGTAAGCAATGATGGAACAGTTACTTGTTTTGATTGTACTGTTGCTGGAGAGTATGCTTGGAAACAACTTGCATATGAAACTGCATTAATGGATGTTTCTAAATTAGGAAAAGTTTTTGAGTTTGATAAAACTTCAAAACAAATTAGAGATCATTATAACTTACATGATCCAGTTAAAGGCAGAATTTTAGGTATAGCAGACAGAGAAATTAATATAAAAACAACGTGGGATCCAGCACATTATAATTTTGGGCCAAAAGAAAATACAAAAACTCCATGGGCAGAAAAACATATTGGAGAAGTATGGTGGGATTTATCAACTGTAAAATGGTTGTGGTATGAACAAGACACTCAAGAATATAAAACAAATAATTGGGGTACAATTTTCCCAGGTTCGTCTATTGACATATATGAATGGGTAGAATCAACTTTATTGCCAAGCGAATATGCTACTGCTTCAGCGTCAGCAAGTAGTACACTAGGAATTACAGGCATACCGTATATGGCAGATGATTCAGAATACACAGTAAAACAAAGATATAATTCAGCACTTGATACTAATGTAAATTATTATTATTATTGGGTAAAAAATTCAACATCTCTTCCTATGAATAGTGTAGTTGAAAGAAAAAACACAACTAATTTTATTTCTAATTTAATTTCAAATCCAAGAAGTTCTGGTATTAAGCATTATGCAGTTACTGATACAAATAAATTAATAGTTTATAATACAAGACAATTGATCAGCAACGATATTATTTTAAACGTTGATATTAGAACAAATACATTTGAAGGTAACGCACACTCAATTTGGAAGTTAATACGTGAAGGAGATAAGTCTTATCGTCCTGGAACACAAATAGAAACACGTTGGTGGGATTCATTAATAGGAAGAAATAGTGCGGGAGATAGTGTACCAGACGTAGATTTACCAATAAATGAAAGATACGGAAATAATATACGTCCAAGACAAACTTGGTATGTGGATAGATATGAGGCACTTAAAGAAGTTATAGATTATGCAAATTCTG